TCAGGTTTTTTTTCTAATCTCTTTTATTTTTGTGCCTTGATCGGTATAACAGTTACAGCCTTTTTCGGATTTGATGCAGGCAACCGGCCACGGCATTGCTTTAAAGTCTTTATTCATACTATCGTAGATCGGTGCTGTTTCGGGACGCTCTGCTATTCTTGGTTTGTAATCATCTTCACTTAAATAAGCTTTCGTTGGTTCTGATTGGACTGTTTGTTTTTCGTAACGCCCCGTTGCATTTTCTTGCGGTGTCTGCGCCGTTGTCGGCGCACTTTCTGCCGTTTTGTTTGATTCGATGGTTTTGTCGGTGCTTGGTGCTTCGCCTTCGAATCTGCCCCAAAATCCGCTAAACGACCAAATGCCATAACCAATCAGGCAAAGCACAAGAGGGAACATGATTAAAAGTTTGCTTTTGCCTGTCCTGATTTTTGTATGTACTTCGGCGGACTTGTACAGCCCGTACACGCTTTTATCAAGCCTGTACACGCTGATTAGAGCTTCCTTGATATTTGCCCTGCTTTCAGGGTCTTTTGCGCCGCCTGTCGTCCATTCCATCTTACGACGTAACCCTAGATTTGTCTTCCCTAAATGCGTGTGATGTTCTATCAGTGACCGGAGATTTATATCTATCAGGCGTGGATGTTGGGTTATAAGGATAAAATCAAGCCCTCTTTGTCGGTGCGTTTCAAGTTCGGCCACATAGTCGGGTACTTTTGAACCGCTTGGCCGCGGTCGGAATATCCTTTGACACTCATCTACAACGATTATTGCACCGGGAGGTGCCCATTTTGGCCAAGTTTGAATACTTTCGCCTTCGGGTATATCGAAATAATTTATTTTGTCGTGATCTAGGTCTTTAATTCCGTCCACAAAGATGGGGCGGTCTTTAAAGTCTTTGCGTTTAACAAGGTTGGAAACCGCATACAATGTCTTACCTGCACCCGGAACGCCCGTATAAAGATACAACATTATTTATACCTCAATTTTTAATGATGGTTGACAGTTTTTTAAAGCCTTTGATTGTGGCAATAAATGTGAACGCGCCGAAAATCCAATTCAGCATGACGCCAAAGCCCATGATATAGACGATTTGCAATGCATCTTGCGGAAATCCACCTATATGATTTTGAACCTGCTGTACAAAATAAGATTGAAGGCTTTGAAAGCCTGTTACAGTGACAAAAGATAGGCCGATTGCGCTAAGTATACGGCCTGCAACAGACATTAAAGCGGCTGTTATTAAATTTGCCCAATTCATAAATCTTGCAACGCTCCATAAACAAACCATGCACAAGTAAGGATGGTCATCATAATCAGCACCGGCCGAATTTTTGCAGCAAAATCACAAAGGGTCTGATAACTAAATTCGACGCGGCCAAATGCGCCTAAATCGACGCTTTTGGGCTGCGGACAAACACCGTCAGTCTGAAATATATTTTCAGGTTTAAAATTTAAATCTATTGTTTGTTCAGGTAATTTAATATCTTCCGCCTTTGCTCCAAAAATACATTGATCAGCATTTGGATTTTTCTGACAAAAATCTTTTTCTTTTTCATTTTGATTCTGTTTATTTTGACTGTTCGAATCATTTGGAGTAGTGGGAGAATTAGGGCTATTTGGTGCGTTTGGGGTGTCTGGACTCTCCTGTCTGCTCGGTGTTGTCTTTTCGGGCTTATTTGGTGCTTCTGGACTATTTGGCTTTAAATCCGGACGTGGTACATAATCAACGCCCACAGTGCCGTCTTGATTCATCTGAAATCTTGTTTGTTGAGGAGTGCTACTTCCTTGAGGTGTATACGGAGCACTAAGCGCGGTATCAGGGCTAAATGTGCTTTGCTCGGCAGATTGATTCAAAACGCCCATTTTTGCCAGTTGGTTCATTAATTCGACATGATTGGTTTGTTGGTTCTCAAGCATGCGCTTGAGAATGTCTAACATTTCCTGTTGGTTTATTTGTAGGTCTTTGGGGTTTGTTTCAGGTATTTTTGTTGCTTCATCAGGAATTTTTGAATCAAAATCATAAACTGATGTGCTTAAGATATCGTAATAGTCCTTTTCACCAGTAAATTTAAATTTATAATTCAAAAAAATATCTTCGCCTTTTATTTTTAATTTAATCTCATTAATTTTTTTATCATTTGAAATATTTCCATCATCATATCTTCCAACTGGCGAATCTGAATAGCCTGAAACCCATTGGATGTGTTCACAACAACCATCAACCCAATTACCGTTGTCGTCCATTCTTAAAGCAGTTTCTTTAAATCTCACAAAAAACCTATATTTTGTTTTACCGTTTTCGTTTTTTGTAGGCGGGAGTTGTGCTGCTTCTTGTGCAGATTTGGCTTTGGCGGCTGCTTCTGCTGCTTTTTTTGCTGCGGCGTTGGCTACTGCTTTTTGATAGTTTCCTTCTGCTTCTGCTTGGCGTTGGGCTGCATAAAATCTTTCTGCAGCATCTCTAAATTGTTGCGGTGATGGATTATTTACTAACCCTAAAGATCGCCCTAAATTCACAATCGATTCAGGTAGTCCTCCAAATAGGTTATTTCCGAAATCTGCTAAAGCAAGCACCGAACCTTCAAAAGCTGACTGATAATTTCCAGCTCTTAATTGAGCTGCTACATATGAGCCATTTTTACTTAACGCATTCGCAGCAGATGAAGCAACCCAAACACCATTAGCAGTTTTTTGAATCGCGCTTGTACCTACTCTTTGATTAACTGTCGTGTTCATCGTGCCGGTTTCGCCATAGCGACCTGTAACCGTTACAGTTTTGCCTTGGCTACCATTAATATTACCGCCATTTTTAGTTACTGTCGGTTTGCCGTTGTTTTGTACATCAACTTTCCAAACGCCTGTTTTTGGATCGTACCCACGACGTTGCAAGGCCTGATCACTCGGAAAACCTGCGTTTTGATGTTGTGCCGGCGGAGGCAATCCTACTTCTGCCCTTACTGGAGCAGAGAATACAGCAGCAGACAGAGCAAGGCATAAGGCAATAGGCCAATGATAAACATTGCTTCGGGGATCATTCTTCATTACTCTTTTCTCTTAATGAAAGTATAAATTTATAAATTAGGTTGACGACAAATACAGTGACGACGATCGAAAAACACATCAGACCTATCTCTTTTCCCAGCTTCTGATATTCCATAGGATCGCAATCGGGAAAAGTCAATTTGACTTGCTGTTCGTTATACTGCCATGTAGAGCCGTTAAAAACGGGGTGATGTAGCACCCCGTCTTTGTCTATTGTAGGCACTACACGGGTCATCACGTCGTTTGTCGCCGCTTCGTTTGTGAAATGGCAAACACGACCGACTTGATAACCCATTGCCATTAACCGCCTTTGCGTACTGCTTTGATAATCAGACCAACAACGACCATTGAAGCAGCAATGCCAATTACTACCGCGCCAATAGAGTTTACGGCGTCTTTTGCGCCTGCCAATTCAGCTTTGGCGGCTGTTACCAACGCGCTGTCTTCTGCCATTGCAGGGGCAGACATTGCGGCAACTGCAACGGTTGCTAAAGCGTATTTAGCTTTGTTTTTCAGAGTCATGATATTCATGAGTTTTCCTTTAAAAAATGTTTAAAAAAATGTGTTTGCGGGCTATGTGAAGGTTTGACAGACCGCCCGCCGAGCCTGTTAACTTTTATTCTTCTCTGATGTAGAAGCTGAAAATCTGAAAATGTCCGCCAATCTCTTCTAATCCTGCATTGAATGCGTCTTCATAGTTTTCATACTGTCCGGCTTCTTTCAGATTTTGGGTAAATCCAATATCGCCGAACTGATCGGGGAAGATGAATTCATAGTTTTCCAGTTCCTGAACGATAAATTTTTGCTGATACCTGCTCATATTCCGGCCTTTCTGCCTTAGGCTTTGGGCGTCGCGCCTTTCACTTCAAAATCAAGCAGCTTGGGTACTAAGCCTTTGCCGGTAGATTCCATTGAGACGGTTACATTTACGGAACAGGGGAATTTGAGGTTTTTCAGCCGATCGAAATTGTGGCTTTCGCCAAATTTCATGCTGGCAGCGGTAAAGCCTACGCTATTGCCGTTGGCGGGCATGGGGCTGGCGACAAGTACGGTACAGGTGTCGATTTTGTTGCCGTCAATCTCGCCTTTAAACTGTTTAGCGCCCAGGAGCGTGGCGGGGTATGTGGTTACTTGTACTTGATCAAACAT